AACTGCTCCATCTTCAACTGGCGCAGCGCAGCCAAATCTTTCTGAACAGAATACACCAAATGCTGTTCCTGATTCTACCCTAAAAACAGACATACCAACAACACCTCCACCAAACTCTACAAGCAACACAACACAAGCAACTGCTTCTATTAAAGCAATTATCTCTGCTTGTGATAAAATTGGGTTGACTAGTAAATATGCAAAATGTGCTGTTATTGCCATTGCTGGTGGAGAATCTGCTTGGCTTCCTGTTCCTGAGGGATTCTATTACAGTAAAGCAGAAAGTCTCGCATCGGTATTCAAAGGTGTATTTAAGGGAGATCTAACGCTTGCGGCAAAATATGCAAAATGGCAAGGTTCAAGAGAGGACTTTTTCAGATTTATCTACAGTCCAAATTTTAGTAACGGATACAGTGCTGGTAATAGACAGCCAGATGATGGAGCATTATTCTATGGTCGTGGATTTATTCAGTTTACAGGTAGAGCATTATATCAACAATTAGAAACTGCCTTGGGTAAATCTGGTATTGTTGCTCCGCTTACTACTCAGCCTGATTTACTTATTACTGATGTTAATATCTGCGCTGCAGCGACAGCAATGTTTTTTAAATTAAATGTTAAAGTCGATCAAAATGATCCAGGATATTTCGTTGCTGCAAGAAAAAGAACAGGTAATGATGCTGGTGGTGGTTATGCGAAGAAACAAAAATACTATGATTATTTCTTAGGCGGATCTACTGGTGTTGATTCTACAAATAAACCAACTGCCGATGCTCAAGTAACTTATAGTCCAGCTGATGTTGCTGGATTACCACCAGCTAAACAAGCTGCTTTACTTGAAAATCGTTCAGCAAACAAAACAATCGGATTTACAGATCCAACTGGTAAATATCCACTAAGAAATTTACTTGATGAGCCAGACACTAATCGTCTTGCTCGTGGTATACAAAAAGAAACTGCTATTGAGTTTAAAGATTCACAAAGAACAAAGGCGATTCCTTCTGCGAATGGTGGTGATACATGGGATCAACCTCTTGCTCCATTTGGTGGCGAATATCCATACGCGAAGGTTATGGAAACCGAATCGGGACATCTATTAACATTCGATGATACACCATTAAACGAAACAGTTGGATTGTATCATAAAACTGGAACATTTACAGATATCGATGCGAATGGTACTCAAGTAAATAAAATTATCGGCGATGGTTATACTATTATTGACCGAAATGGTTCTGTATACATCAATGGTCGCTGTGTAATTACTGTTGGAAATTCAGCAAGTGTATATGTTCAAGGATCTGCTGATGTTCAAGTAGATGGCGCAGCAACTGTTAATTTAAACAATGATGCGTCTATTGGTGTTGCTGGCGATCTAGATCTTGCTGTTGGTGGAGATTTTAATGTTTTAACTAATGGTAGTTTTAATTTAAAATCTAATGCTAACATTCAAATGGATGCAGCGCAGACTAATATTCAAACTGCTGGAACTGCATTTACACTAGCATCAGGAACAACTTTCGCACTAGAATCAGCGACAGATATGTTTATGAAAGCAGCTGGGAATCAACATATTAAGTCTGCTGGAAACACATTCCTTAACACTGCAGGAACACATAATATTCTTGCTGGTCAAAATATTAATGTTGATGGAGCGCAGTTCCATGGGCAAGAAGGTGCTGCTCAAGCAGCTACAGATGCTCCAGGATATGAAGAAGTTGTAGTTGAACTTACACCACCAGATTATATTACTGGCGCTTCCGATTCGTTCACTTACTTAACTACTCCAGTAAGACCATCTCCTCCTGTTATTCAGAAATATGCGATTTCACAAGACAACGAAAATTTTGTAAATGATTATATTGCAAACCCAAGTAAATATAATAATCCCGACGCAGCTACTGGTGGAGTAAAACCAAATTATGCTGGGACACCAAAAGACGATGGTCAAGGACAAAGTTTAAAAGCCAATGGAACAACCAACGATATTTCTATTTTCTTACAGAAACAGTTAGAATTGGCAAAAACTGGATATTGGAGTGAAACAGGTATGGGTGGTGGAGTTTCCAATGCCAATATTATCCGCATTTGGGCAGACCTTGGATATCCTAAGTCTGGTATTTGGATGACCGACCAAACTGCTTGGTGTATGGGTTTCGTAAACTGGGTTCTAAAACAGTGTGGCTATCGTTATGTTCAAACAGCATCTGCTGCTGAAATTACAACAAATCCACAGCGTTGGGGTGCTACTCAAATTACTAACCTTGCCGATGCTCAGCCAGGAGATATTGCTTTCTGGAGATATCGCCATGTTAATTTTGTGTATACATCAGTAAATGGTAAACTTACATTCGTTGGTGGCAATCAGGCTGATAGAGCAGCGAATAATCCTTCTGGTGGAACTGTTAATCAATCTTGGGCTGGTGGATATAAAGTTCCAGGAGATGGTTCTTTAGTTTCTATCTGGCGTCCTACTACTACATAATTATGCCTAAAGTAGCTACCGAAAATAATAAATCAACTGGAGCAGATGGGTATCCAGGATCCATGCCAATTGGTCCATTTACATCAACAGTTACTTTTGGTGGATATAGACTTTCTTGGCGTGGTGTAACAGTTTATAACGACCACCCAAGTCTTGTTACACACCATGGTTTAAGAACTATTAAACCACCAGCGCAACAGCCAACTCCTTCTACATTCTTTTTTGAAGGAAATCCTATTGCTTTCGTTGGAGATTTGTTACAGGATAACGATACAATCAGCCCAAATGATGCCAGTGGTAACCCAGTAGATCCAACTACTTTTGGATAAAAGACACTAAATAATAGATATGGCAAGAAATACAAGAACATTCTCTGATGTAGATCTAAATTTTATACCTTCACCTATTTCGTTGGTTACAAATAGAGGTATTGGAGGCATGTCATCAGCCACAAATAGTAATATTCTTGTTGGAACTAACACTGTATTTACAAAGTATGATATGGTTCAGAGAAATATCTACATTAATGGAACATTCGTTGGCAAAGTAAAATCTATTATTGATCAATATCACTTAGAGTTATATAATCTTGCTCTGGCAAATTTTACAAATCAATCATTTACTTACTCTAATCCAGCGGATATTGTTGGTTTGTATGATGTAAATTCTATTAAAACTGCCGTAAAGAATTTAATTTTAACAAATAACTACGAAAGACCATTCCATCCTGAGATTGGTTCTCAAGTTACTTCCTTACTATTTGAACCAGCTACACCAATGACAGGTGCTGTTTTAAAACAATCAATTACACAAATTATTAACAATTATGAGCCAAGGGTTAATCTAGACCAAGTTGATGTGTTGGTTAATCCAGATAACAATTCTGTTAATGTAACTATTCAGTTTACCATCATTAACACTCAGACTCCTCAACAACTTAATCTAGTATTAGAGAGAACAAGATAATGCCATTATCCAGCAACCGAATTAATGTAGCCGAATTAGATTTCGACGATATAAAAAGTAATCTGGTAGAATTTCTACGAGGTCAAGACCAATTTAAAGATTACGACTTTACAGGTTCTGGTTTGTCTATTTTGATGGATTTATTGGCATATAATACTCACTATAACAACCTTTACACAAACCTTGCTGTTAATGAGATGTTTCTTGATTCCGCTGCGAAAAGAGACAGCGTAGTATCACTTGCTAAAATGCTTGGTTACACACCTCGCTCTGCAACTTGTTCATATTCAACAGTTGATGTTCAAATTATTAATCCAACATCAAATCCAGCAGTTACTGTTCTTCCAGCAGGACAACCTTTCGAAACAACAGTAAATGGAATTCAATATACATTTTATAATACTGGAGATTATACTTGCGCTCCAGGTCCACTTGGTTATGTTTTCTCTAGTGTTAAAATTATTGAGGGAACACCATTAACATATACTTACACAACAACTCCAGGAATTCGTTATATTATTCCTAATGCGAATGTTGATGTTTCAACAATTAAAGTAACTGTACAAGAAACAGCTAGTTCAGGAACATTTACAAATTTTCAATATGTGAACAATGTTTATGGTGCAGTTGACTCAACAAGTCCAATTTTCTTTGTAAAAGAAACCGATGGTGGATTATTAGAAATTGTTTTTGGTGATGGTAATTTGGGAATGGCATTAATTAATGGTAATGTTGTAACAATAAATTATTATGTTTCTTCCCTAGACGCACCAAATGGTGCCAGATTATTTAATTATTCTGGTATTCCACTTCTTGGCGGTTCAACTAATGTGTCAACGAAAGTTATCGCAGCTGGTGGTTCTGCTCCAGAAGATATTGAGAGTATTCGTTTTAATGCCCCAAGATCTTTTGCTGCTCAAGGAAGAGCAGTAACAACACAAGATTATCAAACTATCATTATTTCTAACTTCCCTGAGGCAAAATCTGTTGCTGTTTGGGGTGGCGAATCAAATTCTCCAGCGATTTATGGTAAAGTGTTTATTTGTGTTCTTCCAACAGATGCAGACAAATTAACAACAACCCAAAAAACACAAATTACTGGAACATTGTTGGCTAATAAAAATGTTGTTTCTGTTACACCAGTAATCGTTGATCCAGATTACATAAACATTCAGTTAGATATTACATCTTACTACGATCAGTCTAAAACAAGTAAATCTATAAGCCAGTTACAACAAATTTTACTAGATACAGTTACAACATATAATACTCAAAATCTTTTAAATTTTAATGGTGTATTTAGATTCTCTGAGTTAAGTAGATTATTAGATACTTCTGATACTTCTTTTGTAAACAATATTACAACTGTTATTTTGAATCGTCAAATTGTTCCTCAGTATAATGTTAGCGCACAGTATACGATTAACATGATTAATCCAATTTATACTTCTAACCAACCTGAAGGTAACATCTACTCTAATGGGTTTAGTATCTATGGCGATTCTGTAAATACATATTATCTTGATGATGATGGTCTTGGAAATATTCGTTTGTATACATTAGATTCGAATTATCAAAAGAACATTGTTAATCCAACAATTGGAACAGTTGATTATACTACTGGATTAATTGTAATCAGTAATTTAAAAATCACATCAATCGTCAATCAGTATTTTATTTTATCTGTTAAACCAGCTTCAAACGATGTTGTTTCAGCATTACAACAAGTTGCTCAGATAGATTTTACTAATTTGAATATTAATGTAATTCCTGACTTAACCGCAACTGGAGATTTAGCTGCTGGTTACAATTATGTATTTACACCAAGTAGACCTTAATGACTAGAATCGCCACATCCAGTTTAGTTCCAAGTCAGCTTCCTGAATTTGTTAGAAGCGACTATGCTACATTTCAACTATTTTTGGAAGCGTACTACGAATATCTAGATGCGCAAGGTTTAGATTTTCTAACATTAAGAGATCTGGATCAAACCCTTGATTCTTTTCTTACATATTTCAAAGACGAACTTGCTTCTAATTTACCACCAGATACTGTTGTAGATTTAAGATCTTTCTTACCAAATATGAAAGACTTGTATCTTGCCAAAGGTACACCACTTTCTTATCAGTTGTTGTTTAAATTGTTGTATGGTAAAAAAGTTACAGTAGATTTTCCTGGACAAAAAATGCTTGTTGCTTCTGACGGAAGATGGCAACAGGATTTATCAATATTTGTTCAAGTCAATCTTGGAACAATTGATATGATTCAAGGTAAGTTGGTTGATGTTGTTACACCAACTCAGATTGTAAAAGTTCTTGTTAATCGTAATCAGAATGTTGAATTGGAAGTTGATAGAATTGTTCAAGTTTCTGCTAATATTTTTGAAGTGTTTATTGATAGAAATTTCTTTGGAAATATTTCCCCAGGAAATACAATTCAATATAAAACAACATTTTCAGGAACAGTTATTGCCACCACATCTAGCGTTGTAGTTGCTCAAGCTGGAACAGGATTTAAACCTGGACAATTATTTCCAGTAAAAAATGGTAATGGTGTTAAAACAGTTTTTAAAGTTGTTACTGTAAATAGCACTGGTGGAATTTTAACTGGAGAATTTATTCAGTATGGTGTTGGATACAATACAGATTTCGCATTT